TAGACGTTCATATTCGCTGGTTTCAACCTCCTTCACGCCGCCATGTTCTAAATCATAGATAATCTTGCTATTCTTCGCACCCTTCTTTTTGATAATAATTGGGTCGCCTTCAATATCACGCAAAACGCGCTTGTCCAATATGAATTCGTCTGGTTTCACTCCACCAGATACGACCAATTCGCCCAGACCAAACGCCGAATTAATGACTATGGCCTTATTGTATCCGGTTTCGGGATCTAATGAAAACGCCACACCCGCGGAACCAATATCCGAACGAATCATCTTTTGCACAGCCACTGAAATCTTTATGTCGCATAGTTGAATGTTATGCGTTTTGCGATAAGATATTGCGCGACTATTAAACAAAGACGCGAAACAATCCTTGACCGCTTGCAATAGTGCCTCCTCGCCGCGAATATTCAAATAAGTGTCGTGCTGACCAGCAAACGATGCATTCGGCAAGTCCTCCGCCAAGGCACTCGACCGTACAGCAACTTCCATGTGTGGGCGGCTATATTGTTTGCATAAATCGCGGTAGCTACTACGAATACTCTCACTTGCTTCATCCGATAGGTTTCCAGATGCGATAATGTTACGCAGTTCCTTGGACCGTTCCTCTAATTCTCGAATATTATTAGTATCAATTTCATCCAAACTACGTTCAATCACATCATCTAACATGTTGTATTGTACGAACGAGTCATACATGGTTGTAGTGATTGCAAACCCATCACCTATAGAAAAACCAATGCGTCTGGATATCGCATGCAATTCGCCCAACGAACTACATTTTCCACCAACCAAATGTTTGTTTTCGTATGAACAGTCTTTGAACCAGATAATTTGATCGGACATTTTACGTGATGTACGAATATATATTTCTAAATATATATTAATAAATATGGATCCATGCAAAACGCAACCAACCAATCAAACAAAAATACAATGCAGTGTATGTAAAGGATCCGGTTTTGTAAAATACGAGACGATACTATGCAACTATTGCGATGGGATTAAATGCATGTATTGCAATTCCACCGGGTACTATAAAATGCCGTGGGATTTATGCGAAACCTGTTGTGGTGATGGTGAACAAACGATAAAAATCATTACATGCTCCTACACCAATACGTTGTAAAACATATTTGGGCTTTCTCTACAGTCGGTTGCAGAGAAGGCACCTTTTTGCTGGCGAATGTATAAAGACCCGGCGTATTATTCGCATATTTGCCGAAAGCCATTCGTTTGCTGGTCCCAATATAATTATTATTATGTCGCAACACGTGGTATTTTTGCAGCGCCTGTGGAATTGTATTGCACACCATTCTGCAACGTCCTTCACATACCGGTCCGCACTTACCGCATGTATCATCGTAATTCAAAAAATGTGTAGAGTAGTGCTCTTTTGCACGTCCGACATACGTACTATGGAATTTAGGGATGGTGACCGGTCCTTCCGGGGCGTTTTCTAAACATGGCTCCAAACAATTATTGCATAAATTCATATCATTCATGTTCGTACCCGTTTATATAATGTAACCGCATATAAAAATCGTATAAAATTGAATTGCTCAGTAAAACATAAGGGGGGAATATATTACAACAGTCATGACCTCTCTAAAAAACGCATCCGCCGAACAGGCATCGCTCGCCCAGCAATACCAGCGCAAAACCGACAAACAACACATTCTAGACAACCCAGACACCTATATTGGTTCTGTCGAGAATGTGGATGCGGAAATGTGGGTATTCGACGATGCATCGCAACGCATTGTTCAACGAACGATGGAATATATTCCTGGTTTATACAAATTATTTGACGAGGGTATAGTCAATTGTCGTGACCATGTTATGCGAATGATTCAATCCCCCATTTTACAAAAACAATTTGTGTCTTATATCAATACAAATATTGAATCAGATGGGACCATTATATTATCAAATGATGGGAATGGGATTGATGTCGCAAAACATCCTGAATACGATTTGTGGATCCCCGAAATGATCTTTGGACATCTTCGCACTTCGACAAATTACGACAAGACGGAAAAGAAGATTGTGGGTGGTAAAAATGGCTTCGGTTTCAAATTAGTTCTTATTTGGTCGACCTATGGACGAATCGAAACCGTGGATCACATTCGCGGTCTAAAATACGTACAAGAGTTCCGCAACAATTTGGATACGATTCTTCCGCCAGTCATCACCAAGGTTCCCAAGACATCGAAGCCTTATACAAAGGTCATGTTTAAGCCAGATTATGCGCGATTAGGTATTCAGGGTCTCACTTCTGATATGGTATCTCTCTTGAAGAAACGCGTATATGATATTGCCGCAGTCACTGACCATTCCATTAAAAAGGTCAAGATCGGATACAATGACGAGCAAGCGCCTGTGAAAAATTTCCAACAATATGTCGATCTGTATGTTGGCGATAAATCCGAAACAAAACGTGCATACGAAACAACCGATGAACGTTGGGAATATGCAGTCGCGTTATCCCCAAATCACGAGTTTGCCCAAGTATCATTTGTAAATGGTATTTGCACATTCAAAGGCGGAAAGCACGTGGATTACATCATGGGACAGCTCACGCGCAAATTATGTGATTACATCGAGAAGAAGAAAAAGGTCAAGGTTGCACCGACTGCGATCAAGGAACAGTTGATGCTCTTCTTGCGCTGCGATATTGAAAATCCGTCGTTTGATAGTCAAACCAAGGATTATATGAACACGCCGGTTGCGAAGTTCGGGTCGTCATGCACCGTATCAGACAGTTTTGTCGAGAAAATTGCGAAAATGGGCGTCATGGATGTTGCGTGTTCTTTGACGGAGGCCAAAGAGAACAAATTGGCGAAGAAGACGGATGGGTCCAAGACGCGAACGGTGCGTGGGATTGCGAATTTTATCGATGCGAATTTAAGTGGAACGGCACAATCCAAGGATTGTATTTTGATTTTGTGTGAGGGATTATCAGCGTTGTCTGGTATTGTATCTGGCCTATCCAGCGAAGACCGAAACACCATCGGAATTTATCCCCTAAAGGGAAAACTCCTAAATGTTCGAGGGGAACAGATCAAGAAAATCGCCGACAACAAGGAGATCACCGATATCAAGAAAATTCTCGGTCTGGAAACTGGGTGTGAATATAACACGACGGAAGATGTATATAAGCATTTGCGGTATGGAAAGGTGATGGTGATGACTGACCAGGATTTGGATGGGTCTCACATCAAGGGCCTATGCATCAATCTGTTTCATAGCGAATGGGCGTCACTTGTTCATCTTCCTGGATTCATTTCATTCATGAACACGCCCATATTACGTGCGAAAAAGGGTGCGCAAACCCAACTGTTTTACAATGAAGGCGAATATGCGGCATGGAAGGATTCGTTCGGCCCAGCGGGTGCCCAAGGATGGACGATCAAGTATTTCAAAGGTCTGGGTACTTCCACCTCCTCAGAGTTCAAGGAATATTTCGGAAATAAGAAAATCGTGGATTTTGTACATAACGGTCCGACAAGCGACGACGCCATAGACAAGGTTTTCAATAAGAAGCGTCCCGATGACCGCAAAGTATGGTTGGAAAACTACGACAAAACCGCCTATTTGGATACGAGTCATTCCACAGTCAATTACGAACAATTTATGGACAAGGAAATGATTCATTTCAGTACATATGATTGTGCTCGGTCGATTCCCAATATGGTGGATGGTCTCAAGATTTCCCTACGTAAAATCCTGTTTTCCGCATTCAAGCGTCGCCTTACGACGGAAATCAAGGTCGCACAATTCTCAGGATATATATCCGAGCACAGTGCATATCATCACGGTGAAGCATCGCTAAATGGCGCCATCGTGAATATGGCGCAGAACTTTGTGGGGTCGAACAATGTGAATTTATTGGAACCCAATGGACAATTCGGTACGCGACTTCATGGTGGCGACGACAGTGCGTCCGAGAGATATATCTTCACGTTGTTAAATCAACTGACCCGATATATCTTCAAGGAGGCCGACGATGCAGTCCTGTCTTATTTAAATGATGATGGAACCATTGTAGAACCCGAATATTATGTGCCCATTATTCCATTTGCTCTCATGAATGGGATTTCTGGAATTGGTACTGGATTTTCGTGTAGTATTCCCGCATTCTCACCCAGTCAAATCATCGACTATTTGCGATTTAAGTTGCGCGGAGAAGACGTTGCGGCCGCAGGTGAATTTATTCCGTATTATGAAGGCTTTAACGGGTCTATCACCAAAACCGCGGATGCGCAAAAATACTTGATTCGTGGTGTATATGAGAAGATTGGTGACGACAAGATTCGGATTACGGAATTACCGGTGGGAACATGGACAATGCCCTACACTACATTCCTCGAGGGGCTCATGGATGGTGGTACCGATAAAACGGGGAAAAAAATTGCGCCGTCCATTCGCGACTTTACTTCAGTTTGTACCGAGGTGTCTGTCGATATTACTGTCGCGTTCGCGAAGGGACGTTTGGCGGAACTGGAGGCGGCTCAGGATGCATCCTCCGGTATCAATGGTGTCGAGAAGCTACTCAAACTATCAACCACCGTTTCGACTACCAATATGCATATGTTCAATAATGAATGCAAACTGCACAAATATGGTTCGGTCGAAGAAATCATCGATGACTTTTATGGAGTACGCATTTCGATGTATGGGAAGCGAAAGGCATTCCTCATCGACGATCTGCAAAAGCAATTGGTCAAATTGTCGAATCGAGCTAAGTACATATTGGCGACATTGGACGGTTCCGTCGATTTGCGCAAGAAGAATTCCCAAACGGTTACCGACTTGCTTACAAGTAAAGGATTTATTGCGATTGATGGCGATTTCAAGTATTTGATTAAAATGCCCATGGACTCGGTGACCGAAGAAAACGTCAATCGCATTTTGAAGGAAAAGAGTGATGCCGAAGTCGAGCTCAAATTGCTGCAGGCGACTACGTTGGAAACAATGTGGTTATCTGAATTGGAAGAACTCAAAACCGAGTATGCGACATACAAGAAGAAGCGCGAGCGCATTCAATCGGGCACGGGAGATAAGAAAACCGTTGTGAAGAAGCGTATTGTGAATAAAAAGTAGGTTATAGGTGCGATGACTTATGTTAGGGATGCATATTATATTTTTTTTGCAAAATATAATATAAGACTACCTGTGTATAAAAGATAACATTAGTTCATTTACATTGAATGACTCATTATATATACTCATTATTCGAACGTATGTTATTAATATGTAAAACGAATGATGATGTTAAGAGTGATGCACGAACCGAGCGAGCTCGTCGGTTACCGTTTGCATGGAAATATTCAACTTGATAATGCAGGCAGGGGCTTAGATGTGACCCAACTGACTGCAATCGTAAAGACTACCCATATAATATAATTTAGATCCCACATATTTGGTAACCACATTTGTGCGTTTTGGAGGGGGAACAATATTACATGCACAGCACCCATTGGACTGAAATATTCGTTGTTGCGATACCAAATATTTCCTATTCCTGGACTAAATTGGATGTATAATAGAAAGGCGATGGTTGTTATAACTAAATAGAATAATAGATGCGACATGGCTCCTACTATTATTCTATAAAATATGCGACTAACCAAACTATATCTCAAAATAAAGTAGAATCGTTATTTTGAAATGTCCATTCGCAATTATTCCAATCAAGAAATCCTCGCACATATTGAAGCAAACAGCGCTATTCGGACGACAGAAAAGGACCGCTATGGCGAGGTTTTCACTTCTAGTGAACTAATCGAGGAGCTCTTGGACCATCTTCCCTCCAATATATGGAAAAATCCCGATTTGAAATGGATCGACCCCGCAGCAGGCCAAGGCAATTTCATCATGCTTGCATATATTCGTCTCATGAAAGGATTGGAAAAAGTAATCAAAGACCCTGCCCAGCGTAAAACCCATATCTTGGGTAAAATGCTGTATATGGTAGAACTAAATCACTCGAATGTACGTATCCTACGTCGCCTTTTTGGCGAAAAATCCAACATTTCTTCTGCGAATTTCTTGGACCAGAAAGAGAAATGGGTTCGCGATTTAGGTGAAACAACATTTGATGTCGTCATGGGCAACCCCCCGTTTCAGACACCAAAGATCGGGAAATACGGCGGTAGTGTAGGAAATCGAACTCTTTGGAACAAATTCTTGGACACGATATTAAAACAGGGTGTGTTGCGAGATCGCGGTTATTTAGCATTCATCACCCCCGCCAACTGGAGAAGACCTGAAAGCCCTTTGTACAACATGATGACTAAAGAGAACACTTTGAAGTACCTACACATCTATGGGAAAAAGGACGGACAAGCCAAATTGGGGGCGCAAACCCGTTTTGATTTATATATTGTCCAAGAAGGTGCATCAAACTCTGATGAAAAGACGTATATAATCGACGAAAAAGGCGATCGTCATGAAATTGCGACTCATTCTTGGCCATTTTTGCCGAATTATGCCTATTCTGAAATCCGAAAAATATTAGTTCCCAAGGAACATGGAATTCCCATCATCTTTAGTGCAGGTATTTATGATGCACGGAAACTGTCCAAGACAAAAACTCGGCAAAAACCACACCCGGTCGTGCATAATATAACCCGCCGTGGTCTTGGGATTCGATATGCGAAGGAAAAAGAAAAGGGACACATGGGTGTGCCCAAAGTGTTGCTGAATTTCAATGAGAAACAGTATCCATATAATGATTATCGAGGAGAATATGGGATGTCGCAACTGACCTTTGGAATCCCGATTCAATCTAAAAAAGAGGGTGAGATGTGGATCCGCGCATTAACCAGTCCAAGATTTGAATATATTATAGACGCGACCAAATGGGGGTCATTTCAAACAGATTATCGCATGTTTCATTATTTTGATTCGGCAAAACTTCTTGGAAATATCTGAGGGTTCTGTATAAGATAAAATGCGATTAGCGCACTTTTTATTGGCCATATGTTTAGCTGTTATTTTTTATCCATATGTGTTCTTTGCGTTGCCGCCAAAGTCTAATTTTGAAATTGTCTGCTTGACCCATGCATTTTTATTTGCTTGTGTCTTCATGTTGTTAGTTACGTATGTATTCACGGATGATTTAGTCGAAGGCGCTGAAGATCGCGGTAGCGAGTACCACCGCGAGAAGGAAAATTATCATTGTAAAAAAGCGAGGGAGCACGCGGAAGCCGAAGCAAGGAGTAGTGGGAAAGAACGGGAATATCACGAGCGTAAGCGCATGGAGCACGAGAAAAAATGCAGAGAACACGAGCGAAAGCGCAAGGAACACGAGGCAACTGTGGCTCCTACAACCATGGCTCCTACGACAATGGCTCCCACAACACGTGCTCCTACGACAATGGCTCCCACAACACGTGCTCCTACAACAATGGCTCCCACAACAATGGCTCCTACCACAATGGCTCCCACA